TAAAAAAAGACCAGCCCGGTCGCCGCAAGAACTTCCGGGCTCGTCACTCGTGTGACACTGCAAAAGACAAATTCACGGCCCGGTATTGGTCCTGTAAGGCTTGGTAACATGGCATATTCTAGGAAATCTAAAAAAGCTTCTTCCAAAAGCAAGGGCAGTAAGATTTGTCCGGAAGGTAAAGCTTGGGCACAACGAACTTTTGACACTTACCCCTCTGCTTATGCCAATATGGCTGCTTCTAAGTATTGCAAAGACCCTAACTACGCCAAAAAATCTAAAGGCGGAAAACGGAAGGGCTCGTAATGGGAAAATTAAAGGATTGGGTTGATGAAGATTGGGTCAGAATTGACAGCCAAGGTAATATCGCAGGCAAGTGCGGGACTTCTAAAAATAAAAAGAACCCTGATCGATGCCTTCCACGATCTAAAGCAGAGAGTCTTAGCAAGTCTGAGCGAGCTTCTACGGCTCGCAAGAAAAAGCGTGAAGGCGCTAAAGGAAAGCAAGTTGTTTCGAATACGAAAGCGGCCAAAGTAAAGCGTTTAGCTCTTGGTGGCGAAGTTACTAAAGCTAAAAGGCCGTATAATGGAAAATCCAAACCCGGTACGGCTGTTGCACGAGGATGCGGCATGATTATGGCTGACCGTCGTAAACATACAAAAGGTTCGGTGACTCAGGGATGAACTTAGACTTTTACAGCGACCCTACCGAAAGAGCCTTGGTTACGGAAATTATGGGCTGGTCTAAGGTTGCTTTGGAAAAACCCAGCGAGCACTTTAATGGGCTTCCCCCGTGTCCTTTTGCAAAAACGGCGTGGTTAGAGGATAAGGTCTCTGTAATATTTAAAAAGGAAGATTCTTACCAAACGTTGTATTCCTGTATTTCTAGATACGATGATGCTTTTGATCTGGTAATTATTGTTGATCTTAAAAACACAAAGAACCCCGAGGATTTCCATGAGTATTTAGACACTTTGAATGATAAAATTTCAGAGGGAATGTTTATAGACAAGGACATCTGGTTGATGGGTTTTAATCCCGAAGACGAGCCCAGTGATTTTGTAGCAGATGTTACCTTTAATTATGAAGTTGACGATGAGTATAGTCTTATTTTTGTTCAGAGGCTTTCAAAATTACAAGAATCTGCAAACAAGTTGGACAAAAAGGGATACTATGATAGCTATAAGGAAGAATACAACTCTTTGGAAATTTACCAAAACCGAGAAAACTTGTATAGGAGGCTAAAAGATGGCAATGAAACCTAAAAAAATGATGCGCGGCGGCATGGCAAAAAAGATGCGCGGCGGTGGTATGGTTAAGAAACTTCGCGGCGGCGGCATGGTTAAGAAACTACGCAGCGGTGGAGCCGTTCGTAAATCTAAAAAGTAGGTTAAAATGGCGTTATCTGGAACATCGGACTTTGAACTAGACGTTGCTGAGTACATTGAAGAGGCCTTTGAACGCTGCGGTTTAGAGGTCCGGACGGGGTATGATTTAAAAACTGCAAAGCGGTCTTTAAATCTCATGCTTGCTGAATGGGCTAACCGTGGATTAAATCAATGGACTATTAAGCAACGAAGCTTTACCTCGACTCAGGGGGATGGCGACATTTCGATAAGTGCCGATGTTATAGACGTTTTATCGGTTGTGGTTCGTCGAAGTAACACCGATTACGCTTTGGATCGGGTTAGTCGAGACACATTTTTATCTATTCCAAACAAAACAAGTCAGGGACGACCTTCTCAGTTTTTCTTAGATCGTCAAACTACGCCTGTTTTGCAGATATGGCCGCGACCTGAAAACAATACGGATGTAGTTATCTATGATGCGTTAACTCGTATGAATGATGCGGATGGTCAAACCAACACGCTTGATATGCCTTTTCGTTTTTACCCTTGTTTGGCCGCAGGGCTAGCGTATTATATCTCCATGAAAAGAGCTCCGAACCGTGTACAGCTTTTGAAAGCTGTTTATGAAGAAGAGTTTGAAAGAGCTATGACTGAGGACCGCGACAGGTCCTCTTTTAACGTTGTTCCTCAGTATCAGTACTTTAGGACTAACTAATGAGTAAGTTTGCGTCTGGTAAAAATTCTTTTGCTATCTCTGACCGATCCGGATTCCGGTATCGGTACAAAGACATGCGTAAAGAGTGGACCGGGGCGCTTGTGGGAAAAGATGAGTTTGAATCCAAACAGCCTCAACTTGGACCGTTTCAGAAAGTTATTGACCCGCAAGCTTTAAAAGACGCGCGTCCAGATACGAGCAACCCTACGAGTGCCTTTTTAGTGGTTACGACTAACGGCATTGTTTATTTAGGTAACGGAAATTGGAGCACGGCGGGAACTGCGGAACTGCCCACAGAAATACCTAACACAGTAGCCCTTTCTGGCGGCGTTGGAACAGTAACGGTGGTAACAACATGAGTTTTACATATGCGCAGCTAAAGCAGGCTATTCAGGATTATACGGAGAATGACGAGACTTCTTTCGTAACAAACCTGCCTTTGTTTATTCGGTTATCTGAAGAACGAATTTTAAAAATGGTTCAATTAAGTTTGTTTCGTAAAAATTCTACGGCTTCTACAACAAACTCAAATCAATACTTAGCTTGCCCCAGTGATTTTTTAGCTCCTTTTTCGTTAAGTCTAACCGGCGCGAACGGTGATAAATTTTTTGTAGAGTTTAAAGACCCTAGTTTTTTACAGACGTATACTCCAGACGCATCCACAACGGGCGAGCCGCGTTATTATTCTGTTTTTGACGTTAATAATTTTTTATTAGCTCCCACGCCAAATGCGGTATATACGGCGGAACTACATTATTTTTACAGGCCCGCAAGTCTTACGGCAGGTGGAGAAAGTGGTACGACATGGCTGAGTGAAAACGCGGAACTTACTCTTTTGTACGGGGCTTTGGTAGAAGCTTACCTCTTTATGAAGGGTGAGCAGGACATGATGCAATATTATGACAAGCGGTTTCAAGAGAGCATGATGGCACTAAAAATGTTGGGCGAAGCGAAAGAAACAACAGATGAATACCGTACAGGAAAAGTTATAAGGCAGAAGCAATAATGTTTGAATTGAATGTGAATGTTCCCCAAAACGAACAAGTGGTATTAGTTAATACTACTGACGGGCGTGGCTTCACACCTGAAGAGCTTTCTGAGCAATGCGTTCAGAAGTTGATCTCTGTATCTGATACGGCACCCCCAGCTATCAGGGATCAAGCCCGTGCTTTTTCAAAGCACATTGAGACGCTTGTTGCATATTATATGCGGCAGGCTATTCGCAGTGACAGAACTAGTGTATATAATGCACTTAATGATGCGGGGCATCCCGACCTAGCCGATCTTATAAGGAGACTTTGACATGGCTTTTACTGGTAACTTCATGTGTACGTCATTCAAGAAAGAACTTCTTGAAGGCGGTCATAACTTTTCACTTAGCGGCGGCGACACGTTTAATCTCGCTCTGTATGACAACAACGCTTCGTTCACCGCAGCGACGACGGACTACACGGCTACTGACGAAGTAGGCGATTCTGGTTCGTATGCTGCGGGTGGTGGCGCGTTGACACGCATCGATCCTACCTCTTCTGGTACGACAGCGTTTACAGACTTTGCTGACCTGACTTTCACGTCGGCTACCATCACAGCCCGCGGTGCGTTGATCTACAACACAACCGAAGGTGCAGGCACGGGCACAACAAACTCTGTTGTGGTTTTGGATTTTGGCGCTGACAAGACCTCAACAGCGGGTGATTTCCAAATCGTCTTCCCAACTGCGGATGCGTCTAACGCACTCATCCGTATCGCCTAAATACTTTAAGGAGAGCGCGGCATGGCCCTTGTTGTCAAAGACCGAGTTAAAGAGTCCAGTACGACTTCTGGTACAGGAACATTAACGCTAGCTGGCGCGGTAACAGGCTTTCAGGCTTTCTCCGCCGCGCTCTCCAACGGCGACACTACCTACTACGCCATTGCTGAATCAAGCACTGGTGCGTGGGAAGTAGGTCTTGGTACATATACCGCATCTGGAACGACACTGGCTCGGACAACTGTACTAGGCAGTTCAAACTCTGGCTCTGCGATCAACTTGTCGGGCGCGGGTGCTGATGTTTTCATCACTCAGCCTGCGGACAAAGCAGCGTACTTCGATGCTTCTGGTGATCTTTTCCTGAACCAAGACCCGACCTCGGCACTTCAATCTGCAACGAAGCAGTATGTAGACTCTATTGCTGCTGCGGGTATCCATTATCACGACCCTGTCCGAGTTGAGCGTGAGGGCAACCTTACTGCGACTTACAACAACGGAACGGCTGGGGTCGGCGCTACTCTTACAAACTCTGGCACTCAAGCTGCGCTGGTTATTGATGGGGTTACCCTCAACAGTGCCGACCGTGTTCTTGTGTATGAACAAACGGATCAGACCCAAAACGGCATCTATACCGTGACCAACACAGGTTCTGCCAGCACGAACTGGGTGCTGACCCGTGCGACAGACGCTGACAGTTACGGTCCTTCTGATCCGGACTCCCTTGGTCAGGGCGATGCGTTCTTTGTGCAGGAAGGTGCAGCGGGCGCTGGTGAAACTTATGTGATGAACACCGAGGGTACAATTACCTTTGGCACAACAAACATCACCTTTGCTCAGTTCTCCTCCGCACAGATTTACTCTGCGGGTAACGGTCTTACGCTTACGGGCGTGACCTTTGCTGCGGGTGCTGGCACTGGTGTTACAGTCAATGCAAACGACATTGCGATTGGTCAGGATGTAGGAACGAGCGCCGACGTGACATTTAATACTGTCGCCGCTGATTTGACAGGTGCGGTCACTGGCAACGTGACTGGTAATGCGTCTACCGCTTCTGCCTTACAAAC